CTGGGCGAAACGCATGGATGACAACTACAGAGTCGCCATGATCATCGAATTGCTCAGCCAGACGAACGAGATTCTTGACGACATGATGGTCGTCGAGGGCAATCTCCCCACCGGTCATAAGACGACCGTGCGCACTGGGCTTCCGCAAGCTACGTGGAGGCTCTTGAACCAAGGCGTCCCGAACGCAAAATCCACGACCGCTCAGATCGTCGACACTTGCGGCAACCTTGAAACCTACTCCGTGATCGACAAGGACATCGCCGACCTCAACGGCAACACCGCTGAGTTCCGCCTGTCCGAAGTCCGCGCCTTCCTCGAAGGCATGTCACAACAGGTCGCCTCTACGCTGATCTACGGCAACCAGTTCGTGAACCCCGAGCGCTTCACTGGCTTCGCGCCTCGCTACTCAACGAAGAACACCTCCAACTCCCAAACCGCCAACAACGTTCTCGATGGCGGCGGCACCTCCAATACCAACACCTCAATCTGGATTGTGTGTTGGGGCAGCGACACTTGGCACGCGACCTTCCCGAAAGGCAAGATCACGGGCCTCCAACATCGCGACATGGGCGAGTGGCCGGTTGCCGATTCCTCGGGCAACACCTACCAAGCCTATCGCGATCACTTCAAATGGGAAATCGGCCTCGTTGGTCGCGACTGGCGCTATTGCGTCCGTATCGCCAACATCGACATCACCCAACTCACCGGCGTCAGCGCCGCGAACCTGATCAACCTGATCGTCCGCGGGCTCTATCGCCTACCGACCGCCCCGGCCTCTGCCACGGCGATCCAGACCTCCGACACCCCCGAAGTACGGGCCGACATGGGCCGTACCGTCCTCTACTGCAACCGCGTGGTGCGCACCTACCTCGACCTTCAGGCCATGAACAAGACCAACGTCTTGCTGCGGCTTGAAGAGTTCGACGGCAAGGTCATCACGACGTTCCGCGGTATCCCGGTTCGCACCTGTGACGCGATCCTCAACAACGAAGTCGCGTTGACTTAAGGAGCGCACAATGATCCTTGATGCATTCCAACTATTCACTGGTGCTGGTGGCGGCGTTGGCAATGGCGATGGTGCCACTGACTCTCCGACCACTGGAACTCAAACCTCCTCCAACACTCTCGACTACGGCGTCATCCTCGGCATTCCTTCCTATGCCAATGGCGGCGGCGCCCGTGACATGGGCGTTGGTGACGACCCGGCTCTGAAAGTTATGGTCAACGTCAACACCGCCTTCAGTGGCGGCACTGACCTGACCATCGTCCTTCAGGGCGCGCCGGATGACGGCACTGGGATTCCGGGTACTTGGACCACCATGTACACCGGCCCGACCGTCGCTGAGGCCTCGCTTATCCAAGGTGCTCGGCTGGCCCAGATCGATCTGCCGCGGCCGGTCCCTGGTCAGGCAATGCCACGGTTCCTGCGTCTTGAGTACGTCTCCACTGGCACCCACACTGCTGGCGCCATTGAAGCGGCGATCGTCCTCGATCGTAACGATCAAGTCGTTGGCACCACCGGCGCACTCTCGGGCTATCCCGCAGGGCTGAACGTCGCCAACTAAGGAGGGCCATATGAAGCTCAAATGGCTCATAGGGCCTCTGGCCCTTGCCTTAGCCGCTGGCTTCGCGCTTGCCCAAACCATCGCGACCTTCAACCTCAACGGGTCGGAGGTCATCCTTGGGCAGCTTGGGCCGGGAGGCGGATCGATCTACATCCCCTCCTACGTCCTACGCAATGGCTCGAACCACACCCTTGTTGCCACTGGCTCGACGGTCAACACAACCGTCCCAGCGACATCCGAGCAGGTGATTGCCACTGGCGCCATCACCACTTGGACTGTGACCCTACCATCCTCGCCCTACGCGGGCCAACGCGTAGGGGTCTCGTGCCCTGGCGGTGACACCACCACGCTCGCCATCACCGCTACCTCCCCCTCGGGCGTTGCACTGGTCGGCACGAACCCGACCTCCTGCACCGCCGCTACCGCTACCTCGTCGGGTTGGCAATATTCTGTATCCGCCAACACGTGGTATCGGTTCCGCTAAAGGAGACCTAAAGTGAAGAAACTCTTACTGCCCACGTTCGTGATCACTGTAGGGCTCCTCGTGGGGGCCCTCGCCCAGAATATCACGAAGTCGATCCAACTGGCCCAGGCCCCTGGCGTCATCGGTATCGACACCTCCAACAACGTGTACTTCCCGGCTCACATCCTCAACAATGGGAAGTCACCCTCAACGTCCAACGGCTCGGTAGTCGGCACCGACTTCTCCGGCACCATCACCGAGTCGACCAACTCGATCGGCGGGGTCCTGACCTTCAATAAGGCCTTCCTCACCGCCCCGAACTGCGTCGTGACCGGCCAAACCGGCACGGGCACTTCGGTCATCTCCTACACGACCACAACCACTAATCTGACTTGGTCGCACTTGTCCCAGGTCAGCAAGCTGATCAACTACTTCTGCTCAAGTCAGTCCTGATGTTCTGGCTCGGCCTAGCTGTGTCTGGCTTGTGGTACCCTGGGTACACTGGGGCCACCATCCAGACCAGCTATGTCGCGATGTCGTTGTTCCTCCCTCTGACCCTTTGGAGGCCGGTTCGATTGACCAGTCTCCATTGGGTCCTTTTCGCCTTCTGTGCGATAGCCGCACTATCTTGTGTGTGGGCGACCAATCCCTTCGATGCGGCCTGGGGCCTATGGCAAGTCGCACTGTTCGCCATGGCCTTCTGGCTCGGGTCGAGCCTCCCAGACGCGTCGCGCCTTTGGCTTGGCTTCAGCATTGGCGCCGCGGTCTCTGCTTGCTTCGCGATTGCACAATGGTTCGGCTACGTCCCATTCCTTGTATGGAATGCCACGGCCCCCGCTGGCGCCTACTACAACTCCATGTACGCGGGCGAAATCTTCGCTATAGCCGCGCTGGCCTCGATTATCTACCGCCGCTGGTGGCTTGTGCCTCTGCTTATCTTTGCCCTAGCAATCTCCATGTCCCACGCAGGCTGGCTGGCCTTCGGTCTGGGCCTCGTCCTAATCCGCTTTCGCTCCTTTAAGCTCATCCTTATCATCGCCCTGGCCGCTGCGGTAGTGTTCACCTTCCACTTCCGGCCCTCCGACGCGATCCGCCTCCAAGTCTGGTATGCCGCCCTTACCAACCTCGCATGGTTCGGTCACGGCCCCGGCTCATTCCTCTCGCTATGGTACCACTCCAATGACCTCATCATCTTCCCCGAGTACGTCCACAACGACGCGCTCCAACTGGTCTTCGAATACGGCCTCTTGGCTATTGTCCCGATTGGCCTCTTGGCTTCCCCCGCTACTCGATCCGATGGCCGCGAGTGGCCCGTCTACATCGCGTTCCTATTCATGGGCCTCGTCTCATTCCCACTCTACACCCCAGTCCTTGGCTTTGCTGGGGCGCTATGTGCGGGCCGTCTTGCTCGTGGTTGGAGTCTACGTCGGGCTCTTGGCCCCCACCGCCGACATGATCTCGTTCTACGGCTACCTACACCACAGCCAGCGCTTGGTCACACTCTCCGCGGACCTCTTCCCGTGGTACCGCGAGCTTAGGCAACGGAGGATCCAATGAAGAAGCTCTTACTAGCACTATCCGTCGCGTTAGCTCCTTCATTGGCGCTGGCGCAGAATGCGGGATGGCCGCCACCGGCAGGGGCGGTTGCCTTCCTATGTGTGTACAACTCGGTCCTTCCAACCCTGACCACCGGCCAAGTCGGCTTTGCTCAGTGTGATAACCACGGTCAGCTTATCGTATCTGGTGGTGGAGGGGGTGGTGGAACATCCTATACTGATGAGGCAGCCTTCACCTATGGCTCCAGCGCATACAATCCAATTGGCGGCGTTTACAATTCGTCGATCACTAATCTAACCTCAGGCCAGGGCGGAGCTGCCGCGTTAACAGCGGCTCGATCCCTTCATGTCCTCGACGACAATTCAGCTTCCCTGCTCTCCGCCGCTCAAGCCGGTGTTGCCACCAACGGCGCGACCTATCCTGCTTCCTCCATTGGCATC